GCAAACACCTTGGACACAAAGCGCGCGCTCATCAGCGCCGCGCCCGCATCCCATTTGCGCACCTTGGTGCCGTCCAGCACATACAGCGCATCCTGCAGCCGGTCCAGGTACAGCGCGTCATAGCCTTTTTCCAGGTAGAAGATGCCCGAGGGGTTGATCGGGTCCACCAGAAAGCCGCGCCGCACGCCGCCGGCGTCGGTATAAAAGCCCAGAAACAGGCCTTCATACAGGCCCGCCACCATGCCCGCCGGGTTCATGGCCTGCCAGTCATCGCGCGTCAGCAGCCCGTTCGTGATCAGCTTGGCCCCGCCCGCGCCGTAGTAGGCCAGCCCATCCGGTGCCGGCCAGGCCACGCCATGACCAAAGCTCACCACCGCCTGCGGTGCCAGGCAGGCCTGGCCCACCTCCAGCGGCTGCTCGTCCAGGCTGTCCGGCGAAGTCCCGGCCACCAATACCGGGTCGGCCGTGGTCAGCACCAGCAGCCGCTGCCCGAAGGTGGCCAGCGCCAGCGGCTTGGCATCCGGCGGCAAAGTCTCATAGGCCATGGGCCAGGCATAGGGCTTGTAGGCCTCGCAATAGCGCACGGCATTGCCGCTGATGCCCGCCATCATCCCGTTCCACATGGCCGTCAGGTACGACAGATCCTGCGGCGGCTCCAGCCACTCCACCGTCTCCAGCACCTCGCCCAGCGTGCGCCCGTCGTCCGTGGTGCTCGCCACGCCCGCGGCAATCTCGCGCAGAAAGAAGAATTCCGCCGTCCCGGTCGTGCCGGTCTGCGTGCGGTAGATCCGCACCCGGTTGATCGTGAAGGCGCCAGCCGGCGGCGCCTGAATGGCCGTGATATTGACCGTCGCGTCCGTTGGCACTGTCACTGCGGCCGACACCGGCCCGGGCGCGCTCTCCTCACCCTTGTCCGTCACATAGGTGTAGACGTAATAGCGCACCTCGGTTTCCGTGCTGCTGCCACCGGCTGCCGCCACCGTGGGCGCGGAAATGGGCGCGGGCACCCCCAGCTTGCGCCAGGCCGCCGGATAGCTGCCACCGGCCAGCGCAATCGTGTTGTCGGTCCATTTCGGGAAGCCATCCCCCGAGTAGTAGGTTCGCTCCGTCGTGTCATCGGCCACCATGCCGCGCACGGCATGCACAATGCCCGTCCAGGACATCCAGTAGCGGCCATCCTCGGCCACATCGCGGCCAAAGCGGTAAATGGTCTTGCGGCCAGCCGGCACCGTCGCCACATCCAGCGGATCGCGCCAGGGCCGAAAGTCGCCGCGCCCCGGCTTCTGGTTCCACGAAACCGTGCCCACCGTCTCCGGCAGCAGCTTGGGGTGCGGCGCATTCACGGCGCCAGAGAAACCAGAAACCGTTACCTTCATCACCACCCCTCAGAAATACGGGCGCACGCGCGGGCGCACCGCAGCCCGACCACGCCACACCTCGACATTGATGGTTTCGCAGCGCGTGTTGAAGTCGCCGCGCAGCACGGGATCACCGCGCAGGCGCGCCACGGCGCCGAGAGCAATCACTTCGCTGTATTGATCAAACACCGCGTCGTCGATGCCCATGGACATATCGCCGGGTTTGAGCGTCACATCCAGCACCAGGGCCAGATCAGCGGCTACAGGGCGGCGCAGCACCACCCTGCGTGCGTCCGGCGTCATCAGGTACTGACCTTCGCCCTGGCCCTGGCGCCACAGAACCAGGGATCCATGCCCCAACAGCTCTGCACCCTCCACCCGCACCAGAGTGGTCTGCTCGGGCAGCGGGATGGCGTATTCAGACTGACCGTCCACCGTGGTGATCGGCTCCAGCGTCATGCGCCAGGCGCGCGTGCGATGGCAGAAGTCCTGGGCAGCGCGGCGCAACTGGTGCACCACGGTCGGCTCAGGCGTGCCGAGCTCCACTGCCGGCAGCACGTCGGGGAAGAAGTCCGACCAATCGCGCATCATTGGCCCACCGGCACCGTCGCAGCGCTGCTGCCCTGGCGGAAGTTCGGATTGCCCACCGACACAGGGGCGGCCGACAGCGTGGCCTTCAGCTCGATGCCCAGCGCCGTCGCAAACGCCGCGTAATGCGCCTGGGCGCGCGCCGCATTGCCCGCATAGTCGGCATCCTTCAGATAGCCGCGGTACAGCATGTAATCCAGCAGCGCGTTGGCGTAGATGTCCGCCACCGAGATATTGCCCACCACCGCCGTGTATTCGGAACCGGCGGCCGGCTCTGCAATATCCGTGGGCGTGGCCGAATAGTTGATCTCCAGCTTGGCCGCAATCGTCGCGGGCGGGTACACCCAGAAAGCCTTGGGCTCGCGCGGGTCGTACATGAAATGCACGATCTCGGCCGCGCCGGCGATGTTGTGCCAATTGGGCATCTGCGCATCCAGAATCTCACGGCTGCAGATCCGCACAGCGCGCTTGCTGGAAGCGGTGGAGTTGCGCTGCACATCGATCAGCTTGGCTCCATCAGCCGGCAGAGCCTGCTTGCTGCCGGCCACGCAATCGACCACCGCGCTTTTGTTGAACGCGTCGGGGCGGTGCAGCATGATTTCACGCTGGCCGTCATTGAGGTAGCGCACCCACTCGCCCACCGGCCAGCGGATCGAGGTGGTGTCCTGGGTGGTCACCACGCCGCGCTGAATCACATCCTTGGCTTCAATGGGCATGGATTACTCCTTGGAGCCAGCGCGCAGGGCGGCCGCCAGCTGGTCGCGCAGCTCGCCCACCTTCAGGCTGTTGCCCTTGGGCAGGGTGATTTCGTTGGACTCGGCAAACGCGCGGATCTGCGCCGCCGTCCATTCGCTGATGTCGATGGTTTCGCCCGCTTCGTTGGCGAACACATAGGGCGACTCGCTGGCGCTCTCGTCCGTACTGGTGCTCTGGCCCTCGCCAGCGGTTTGCTCCAAAGGCTTGTCGGCAGTCTCGCCAGCCTTGGCGCCATCGCCAGTGCCTGAATCGGCAGAGGCAGAGGAAGCGGCGGCAGCAGCTGCTTCGTTCAGCTCCTGCAACTGGCGCTTCAAAGCTTCAATCTGGCTGGATTGGTCGGCCACCACCTTCTGCAGCGCATCGGCATCGGCGGGAACGGTCGAGCCAAGGCTGGCCGCCAGCTGCTGGGCGACAGTGCCGCCCTGTTCGGCAGGCTCATACAGACGATAGGCCTCGGTGATGGACAACAGTCGCGCGGCGGCTTTGTCGTGCTGCACCTCGGCCACCACGTCCTTTTTATCGTTGGGCTTGAACTGAATCAATTGGCCGTACAGCTCCACGGTCGTGGGCGCGCTGCGGCGGTATGCGTGGATGGTGGTCATGTGGCACTCCTTGCCGGTTCAATAAAGAAAGGGCCGCGCGCACGGCGCAGCCCCTTTACACACTCATTGCCTGGGGCTGCGCGGCTCAATAACGCATGCGGACCAGTGCCAGCACTTGCTTGCCGGCGGTAGCAGAAGTCGCGGCCGCTGTGGTCACCTTCAGGCCCAGCTTGCGCACGCTGTCGCGGTTGGCGAATGCCAGCGCGGCCGAGTTAGCCGTGGCAACGGAGCCGGCCGCAGCAGAGCCAGGCTTGAGGCCGGTGTCGTAGACCGTCGCCAGGTCAGTGCCGGCGGCATTGATCACGCCCAGGGAGAACGCCAGCGTGGGCGCCGCGTTGCTGTCCAGCTGGGGCGCCACCACATCCACAGCCACCAACTGCACGTTGGGGGGAATGTCCAGCAGCTCCAGCAGATCGTTGGCCGCCAGAGCAACGCTAGGCAGAGTCAGATCCACGGCCACCGTCAGCACGCTGGCGTCAAAGGGTTGCGGCACAGCCTTCTTGCCGGTCGCAACATCGGATTGATATTTGGGCATTTGAAGCTCCTATGTCTGATGAGGGAAAGGGCTGGTGAAGCCACGGCCCACGGCGCGGGCCGCGGGCTCATCAGGCATTGGGGTCGGTGTTGGCGGTGTCCAGAGCCATCACGCCGAAGTCGCGTTGGACGTTGCCGTCCTTGGACTTGTAGGTGGCCTTCTTCACGCCCATGATCGCGTGGGTGCCGATGGCAACGCTGTTTTCGTGGTCCTTCTGTACCTCGGTCCAGCGGAAGCGCGTGCCGGTTTCGTTGTCGCCGTAAGCGATCAGCGCAGCCTGGGCGCCCAGGAACAGCGCGCGCGCGGCGTTCACATTGCCACCCACGCCGTAGTCGTTGAAGCGGATCACGTTGCGGTGCTTGTGCAGCACCACATCGTTGTACATGCCCAGCGTGCCCTGGAAGATGGGGTTCTTGTTGCCCTCGGCTGCCGCGGCTGCCTTCTGGATGTCCAGCCAGCCACCGGTGCCCGCATCCTGGCGCATCGCGTCGGCCTGGTAGGTGTGCATCAGGCAGATGTAGTGACTGCCGCCTTCGATGGAGACGGGAATCATCGACAGCTCGTCGGTACCGTCGCCACCCATGGTTTCGGCCTTGGCCACGGCCTTGTCGATCAGGCGCAGCTTGAAGGTGTCGCCAGCAGTCAGCGAGGCCTTGGACGTGGCCGCGCCGCCAAACAGCATGTGCTGGCTGTCGGGTGCCGTCAGGGGATTGATCTGGAAGAAGGGATTGCTGGCCGACCAGACAAAGCCAGAGCCATGGCCGCGCGAGCCCGACAGGTAGATGAAGTACAGCTCGTCCTGCAGGCGCTTCCACCAGTCAGTGGCCGCGCGCTTGGCATCACTGCGCAGGTCGCGTAGCGTGCGCTTCTTGGTCATGCGCGAGCCCAGATCCGCGCCGCCGCGCACCTGGTCGATGCGCAGACGGTCGGTGTAGTACTTGAGCGGCGCTTCCTTGCCTTCCAGGGTTTCGTCACCGATGACGGGTTCCTGGTTGATGGGCATCAGCAGGTCAACGGTCACTTCGTCACCGGCGCCCTGCTGCAGATCATCGATACGCTGGATGGGAAGGCGCGAATCCTTGCCATTGCCCACGAACTTGCGGGACCAATAGCTTTCCTTGTTGATGGCCACGGCCATCAGAGAGGCCCATTTCTTGACCGCTTGCGGGTCGTTAACACCGATAAGGGTACGCATAACGCTACTCCTGCCCTTGCGAGCACTGAGCGCGTCTTGCGCTTGAACCGGGCAACTGCCCCCGGCGGCAATCTGCTGCTTGAAAATGGCGCCAGCAAAGGCGCCGCAGCTAGGAAAAAAGAATAATCCTGAATTTCAGGAAATCAAGTACCCATGGTGGAGTGGCGCCGCGCATACAGGGGCTTGTGGCCCCGGGGCTCGTCACCCCGCGCATGCGTGGGCTTGTCCACCACCACGTCGTCTTCAAGGTGCAGGCTCAACTCAGCCCGTTGGCCCGTGCGTTGGCGCAGCGTCACCACCACGCGGCCGCCGTCGAAAGACAGGCTCTCGCCTGCCTTGATCTGTCGTATGAGTCTGCGTCCGGACATCAGGCCCCCAGGTAGCGTTCTTGTTGATCGGGCGTCATGCGGGCCAGGGCTTTTTCCAGCGCCGTGCCCTCGAGGCCATCCAGGTGAGCGAACTCGCTGCCCACCGAAGCGTCGGCCGCGGCGGGAACCCCGGCCAGCGTGGGCGGCAATGCCGAACGGTCGGCAGCAGCAGGCTTGCGCACTGGCGGTGCGGTTGGTGCGGCTGCGGGTGCAGCACCTGGCGCGGCGGCTGCGGGCGCTGCAGCGGGAGCCGCGGCTGCAGACTTACCAAAGCGGCGCAGCATGAGTGCCTGTGCTTCGGCCAGGGCATCACGGGATGCGGCCATATTGCCGGCGGTATCGGTCAAGCCGCGATCAATCGCATCCTGAGCAAACAGTCGGATAGCACGGTCAAACTGCGCGCCGGCCTCGCCATCCAGGTCAATGCCGGCAGCCTTGAGTTCCTTCTGCGCCACGCCCAGGTGCTGGTGATACTCGGTAAACATGGCGTCTTGCTGCATCTGGGTGCGCGCCATGTCCACCGCTGCCGCGCGTGCCAGGTCGTCCAGCTTGTCCTGCACGCGGGACTCGACCTCTTGATAGGCCTCCTGGTCAATCTCGCCATCCAGCAGCTGCTGCAACGCGGTGGCCTTTTCGGCGCGCAGGGTCTTGCGCTGCTCGTCCGCATCGGCGGGAGACACGGGCTGCATCGCTGCAGGGGCTGGTGCGTCCGCGCCATCGTCAGCCGCGCCCTCTTCCTTGGCGCCAGCTGCCGCGCCGGCCGCTGTGTCGTCGGCGCCAGGGGCGGCACCTTCCGCCGCGCCTGCCTGTTGGTCGGCCTTCTCGGCTCCTGCAGCAGCCGCGCTCTCGTCTTCTTCGGTCGCTGCAGCAGCGGTAGCCGCGCCGGCCTCATCCGACTCACCGGCGGGGGGCTGCAGATCCTGGTCGTCTTCTGCCAGGTCGCGCAGTGCTTCGCGCTCTGCTTCGCTCAGTCCGGCCAGGTCTTCTTCGCTAAACATGGACATAGTGGCTCCTTTACTCGGTGGGTACCGGTTGGGTCAGGGGTTGGGGTTGGGGCTGCGCCATGGGGGTGGCGTCAGCGGTCGCGGGAGGATGGATGCCGTCATCAGCCAGGCCGGCTGCAGCGGTGATTTCGTCGGCGGCTGGCGCGATGCCGGGCTGGGAGGTCACGATGGCAGCACCTTCCAAGGCGGCCAACATGGCCTGTACCTTCTTCAAGATGTCGTCCACGCCCAGCTTCTTGATCTGGGCTTCCGCCAGCTGGATTTCGGTCTGCATCTTGGCCAGCTGGGCGCGCGCCGTTTCGCTGGCCATCTGCTCGGCTTCGGCCTGCTTGGCCTGGGCATCCTGGTCGGCCTTCATCTCTTCGGGTGTGGGCGGCTTGCTGGGGTCGCGCTGGCCGTTGATCTTGCGAATGCGCGCAACCCACTCTTCCTTGCCCTGGATGTCGGCGGACTCCACCACCAGGTCCAGCACCGACAGCACCACCTGGGGCGCATAGGTGGCGATCTGACCCAGCAGGCCAAACATCTGCTCGAGCGCAGCCTGGGCCATGGAGGAGCGGTAGTCCTGCGCATCCACGATGAAATCCGCTTCGCGCGCCGTGATGTCGTTGAGGATCTGACCAGTGGCAGGATCCACCTGGTTGATCGTCAGCCATTCAATGGGGCGCTGACCCTCGCCCACGATGCGGATCACCTTTTCCTCGGTGTAGAACTGCTCGATGTGGCTCAGGCGCAGCTGGCCGGCCTGGCGGATGGCCAGCAGCAGGTTGTCGAAGAACTCGCTGGTGGTCAGGGAGCCCTGGTCCTGCTTGGCGAGAATGGCGCGCCCGCTGTTCGCGTTGGTGTCGCGCCCCAGGTTCTCATCGGTCACGCCGCCGGCATTGCGAATCAACTGCGCATCTTGGGCAGCCAAGGCCACATTGGCCTCGAAGTCGCCCATATTGCTGTCGAACTTCAGTTCCTTCTGGGGGTTCTTGATGATGATGCCGTCCGGCCGCGCAGCCTCATCCCTCAAATCATCCCAGTCATCCACTGCGCCCTTGTCCGCAATGATGCGGTTCACGCTCAGGGCATAGAGCGCCTTGGAGCGGCGCTTGTTCAGGTCGTCCTGAATGTCGCGCATGCCGCGCCAGGCGCCATAGGCCAGGCCATCGCGCGCGCGGCGATAGCCCCAGATGGGGACCATCAGAAAGCGGTTGTGCTTGAACGGGCTGGCCATATCCAGGCAGGGCGCGTCCTTGGTGCACAGCATCAGGCGCATGCGGAACTTCACAGCCTCATACAGTCTTGCGCGGCCTTGGACCTGCTCTAAGGCGTGGCGCGGATCTGCCGGGTTGAACACCTTGCCCGCGAAAGGGCCGTCTGCAAACACAGGCACCCGCTCGGGGATGCGGTACCAGCACTCCAGCAGCTCCACCGACCGACGGCTGCTGTTGTCGTAGTAGCCCGCACGGGACATATAGGCTGCGCGGGCCCCGTAAATGCTGCTGGCCGTGCCCCATTCCGTCTCGCTGGCGCTGGTCAGACGCTCGCCCAGGTACCAGATTCCGTCCGGGTCCACATCGTCGTGCCGTCCAGCCTGAGACATCAGGTGATCGCGGCTATCGGGCAGCAGGGCCACGGCATAGTCCAGGTCCACCACGCGCCGGCGAAACAGATAGCGCGCGTCCACGTTGTAGTCGATGTTGCGGCTATGGCTATCGCGGTAGACGTTGCGCCAGTCCTCCCAGCCCGAATAGATCAGCTCGGCCTCGGGGTCGCGGTTGGCCCCCTCCTCCAGCCAGCTCAGGCCGGCAGTCACGGCCTGTCGGAAAGCCCGGCTGCGGTGCCACTGGGTCATGTTCACGTCGTCCGTGTACTTGATCAGCTTGGTCTTGACCTCGGCCATGGCCTCGTCGTCGCGCTCGCGGGGCAACACCTTGTAGTCCTTGCGCATGCGCTTTTCGGTACCGCAGATCCATTCAATGGTCTGCCGGCC